TTTAAAGTGAGCGTGCGGGGATTCGAACCCCGGACAACTTGATTAAAAGTCAAGGGGTCAAAATGCTCTCAAACCGCATAAACTCAATTATCTTTAATTTTGGTTGGAACAAAAATGGAACATTTCGTAACCAACGTTGATTATAATATCACATCATTTTCGACATTGCAAGCATTATTTTTAAATTTTTATGTAAGTTGCTGAACAATACCCTGTCTTACCGTTGATAGGGTATTTAACTTTATGCCACTTGCTACCTTTTTTAAGAATCCGTACCGTTGAGCCTTTAGGCATTGTGCAAACAATCTTAGATTTTGTACTAGCACTCTTTCTAAGGATAAGCGGGTCACTTTTTGTAACGACTTTTCCATATACTCCTGCTTTCTTTGTTTTTTTCGCTGTGGTGCCTGCAATGTCTGATTTAAATTTGTTCCATCCCTTGTTATTCTTTCCAATCCATGGGTCTGGACAGTCCTTGCCGTTAACATCCCAGTGTCGGATAACGTGATCTGCATCAATGTTATACTTTTTCATGTAGTATGTAACTAGCCACACTAAATCCTTGTACACATCTGCCGGTACACCACCTACGCAATTGCACATTTCAATGCTTAAGCTGTTTGCATTTGTAGCAACCTTGTATTTGCTACCTGCACCATTTTTTAAAGTATAACATCCACCTACTGCCCATGCTACTCTCTTAAGAGATACAGATTTATATACAACTCCACTACCATCAATAAAACAATGAGCAGAAGCGTGTCTGTTTGGTCCTTGAAAATATTTGCAGTTATTTAAGGCTGTATCTCCTTTGTTCCCTGTAAAATGCACAACGATATATTTAATATCACTTAGCTTTCTAGTTCCGCCGTAATTGGAACTATGAGCAAATTTGTTGATAAATTTCATTTTATTCCACCTCTTTGTGTGTATTTTCTGTTAAGTCAACAGGTCCTTGATAATCTGGGTCTACTGCCTGTCCTAATTCTTCATAAGACATTGCGTTGACACTATCCCCGATTCCCTTTGTTGTTGGGTCTACCAATACCCCGACAGCCACTAAGATATTAAGGATGATACCTACAAGCTGTGATGCTGCATCCTGTGCGATTGGTGCTGTGATACCTAAGATTCCTAAAATCTGATAGATAAATGCAATTAAGGCAGAAGCCAATGCTACTAATGTTGCTTTATTCTTGAAACGTAATTTAAGATTCATAATTTCTCCTTTCATTTTATGGAAATATATGTTAATATGTATTTGAAGATTTTTTCATACTTAATCTTCAATTTTATACTTTCCCCCTACAGTTTGTAGGGGGTTTTTTATACTTGATAAAGCTTTCACGTATTGCCCTTAAATATTTATTTCATAACTTCTTTTAGTTAACTAGTTCTTGTAATAATCCAATGTGTTTAGTGTTACCTCTAATTTATCAATCAGTTTCTGATGCCCGTCAGCATTTAGATGTAATTTGTCACTTTGCCAATACTTGGATAATTCTGTCGGATTTGATGGCGAATAAAAATCAAAACAACAATCACATATCGGCAATGAGTACATTTCAGCACATTCTTTTATGATATTTTCTTTTAGTTCCATAACGCAAAAATCTGTATTGTTACCATTATTTGGTTGCAATATGACAATAATATCCGCAGATGGAAAAGTCTTTTGCAAAGTTTCCAAGCAATACTTAGTTGCTCCATAAATCTGCCCTTTATCAGTGCTGTATCTGTTTCCTATTCTATCAATGCCTTGTCCTGCATCAACTGTAGTCCAATCATTTGCCCCACCCATGAATGTAATTAATTTAACGTCCGTAGTTGCATAAGCTTTCCCATTTATTGTAATAGGAAATGATGCTATCAGTTCATCTAATCTCGTCACAAATGACTTGATTGTATCCTGTCCTTCGCCCTCTGGTCGTGCAATTTTTGACGAAGCAAGTCCTACATTTTTTTGTATTAATCCGTGAGCATTTGCAAATTTATCAAAATAACTTGACAAATATGCCGTATAGCTATCGCCAAGTGTAACCATAAGTCCTCCAAGATACAATTTTGTTTCATTTTCTCGTTGCAGTGGCTTATTTACTGGGTACAGATTGAGTCCATTATACGTTAAGACTCCTTGCCGTGATTGTGTGCCATTACTCTCTTCGTAAATTTTATAATCTGTCACATCTAGTTTTCCAGATTCACCACCACCGATTTCTATTTCATTTCCGTTTCCGTCAAATAGATGATTCGCCATTATTCCACCTCCAACGATTTAAAATAAGCATGTAACTCGGTTACATCGTTATCGCTTAATGCTTTGTTGTACATTACTGTTGCTGCTATTGTCCCTTCATTGTAAACAGTTAATGGTTGCACTGGCGTTGACTTCCATTTTTTAAAATCGGTAATTTCTCCACCGTTATATGTTTTTTGTAATGTACCGTCAACGTACATTTTAATTACACTTCCCGATACAGTAATTATTAACGACATATATTTATCTCTACTTATATCTGGCGTTGTTTGCCCCGCAGTAACCTCAGATGCAGAAGTATTTATATACTTTGGAGCAAGTACGATTTTTGCAGTCGACACGTTGCTTTTTTTGGTTGAAGCAAGTATATTAGGCACTTCTGTCGAATACATTGCTACTGTGAAATCTGTACCAAGGTCAACTGATTTGCTATTATCTTTTTTGCAAACATCTCTAAATACGTACTGTTCAATGCCGCCTTGTCCTGCTGTTTTAGCAGATGTTCCAAAAGTTAAATAATTACCTGTTTCATCATCACACTTATAGACATTTCCCCAACCAGAAAGATTGTAAGATGTCATTTCTTTGTTGCGGAAATCAAAATTTGCAAGCAATCCATCAGAAGGCAATAATACCCCACTGTTTTTCTTTGCAATAGCTGTTATTGTTACATTTCCTGTTACACTATTAATCGTTATGACACCATTGTTATATGTCGTATTTGTTATATCTACGCCACCCATAACAACTGTTACACTATTAATCGTGTAGTTTGTGTTCGGTACAATAGTTGTTGTATATGATTCTCCCTTTTTTACATTAAATACAGTATTTGTGCTTGTAACGTATGTTAGATTTTGGACAATCGACCACGCATCTGTTGGCGTATTTTGGGTGCTTAATGCATTTTCCAATGCTTCTATGTTTGTTTTTTGATTTACTGTATAGACAGCGTTCTTTAGTATTGCAATCAATAAATTTTTTGCTGTATTCGACAATCCTGTTCCACTATTTTTTATCTCATCTATAGATTCCTTTAGTGAACCAATTTCCTTTCCAACTACAGCCGAATCCGCAGGCTTATCTGATTGTGTAAGTGTTTTATCTGTGTTTACCGCAGCCGAATTATAAGTACCACCAGATGTCCATGCAGACCCATTCCAGTAATACCAATTGCCACTTGTGTAACCAGACTCACTACCTTGATAGACATAGACTCTTGTTTTGTCTGTCATGTCTGCGACAGTAGTTGCAATATAAGGTGCTCCAATCTGCCCCATAATCGCAGACCACGGTACTTTTTGTAAATCTCCTTTACCCACCAAGCAATACATATCTCCTGTCGGATTAGGCAACAGCGGTAAATCATTTATCTTTGCCATTTGCATCCACCTCTTTTACTTCTACACCAGATTTCTCCAAAAACTCTTTCAGTGCTTTCTGGTCTTCAAATTCGATTTCTTTTTCAGTAGGTTGTTCCATCATTCCTGCATACAGCCTGTTTTTCTGCATCAGCACATCGTTATGTACCTTAATCAATGACATTTCCACAACGTCCAATGTGGCACCATTCTGCATTGCTTCTGTGATGATTGTATTTATTTTTGTGCTTAAGTTCTCCGATAATACAGAGAATGTCATGTCAACCTGCATTTATTACCTCTACTTTCTGTTGTGTCATATCCGCAGATGCTTGCTCAATAGCTTTGGAAATCTGCTTTTCGGTCAGCACAACCTCTTGAACCTTAATGATCGTATATCCAAAATTCACATATTCTTCTATCATATCTGGTTGAATATAAAATCTGATATTATCTTTTTGAGCTATATATTTATCCATGATACTCTCCTATGATTTTAAAGCCGTTACCATTAACCCTTTTTCAAAAGTTAATGTGCTGATATATGCTTTTGTAAAATCGTCATTCAGTCCTGTTACTACGTTTATAGACCCAGTTTGACCAACAGATACCGTGCCACCGTCTCCCTCGCTGTAATCCGTAACACCAAGAACAGGAGACCCAAGTGCTATGATACTTCTTCCAAACAGTCCCATACCGTAGGCTTTTTTGTAGATAACTCTACCACTCATATGAGCTATTCTTGTACCGTTTCTTAAGACTTCTACCCAACCGTGGTTAAGACTAGATGTATACACATCATCCGCGTTTGAGCATATACCGCTGAATGTACCAGTAACACCATCTAAATAACCTGTGAATGTTCCGCTAGCCGCCTTAAGTTCCCCAGAAAACGTACCTTTTGTTGCATTGATTCCGTCTTTGTCCCATGTACCGATAACATTATTGTTCTCGTCATACATTTTAAGAACACCATTACCGTTGTTCTTTCCACCAAGTCCAAGCTCTCCGCCTTTGGCATAAGTGAAAGAAATATACAGCTGATCGCCCTCTTTGTAGATACCTTTAATCGCTCCGTTATTCGTCAGCAAGTTAAATATCTGTTCGTGGGTAAGTGCTTCAACGTCCATAACCAACGGTATTGATTCTTCGTCAAGTACGATCTTTTTATCTGCTGTATACAGTCTGCATCGTATATACAACACATCTTTCATACTCCGTTTGCTGACCACAATCATACTTCCTGCATTAGTTGTCAGATAATCGCCTGTATTGACCTCTAAGCAATTGTAAAAAGAATACGTCAATGAACTTTCAACACTTGAACTTTCATAAGTTTTAGTCCATGTCTTTCCATCTTTTGATTCTTCCACTACAAAGATTCCTTGATATTCAACTTTCGCTGAATTTGTGCCATCTCTGTAATATGCCTTAAATGTCATTTCATCTGGTGTTGTACTTCCATCCTGTGCTTTTTTCAGAATGTTTATGGATGGTTCTAACAAGTACACTCTGCCCGGACTACCGTCACGTATCTTTGCGATATTAAAACGCTTCTTCGTTGTATACGTCATATATGTTGCAGTAACATCTATCCATCCAGTGTCTGTTGTAAGACTTGACACTGTATAGACTTTACTAGATGTATCAAACGTACCGTTTACACCGTCAGATTTTGCAAAAGAAAATGAAGTATCTTTTGTTACGTCCGTCTGTCCCCAAAATGTCTGTAATGTAAATGTTACTTTTGGAAATTTCACATAATTTCCATCATGATCTACACTAACACCTTGGTATTCGTTGTCCATCTTAAGGATTAGATTTCCTGCCTTTTTTATATCTTCAATTTCTTCGGTTAATTTCTTTCCACCGATAGAAATATTGTCTCCACTGATAACTACCTTGCCGGTATCCATATCAACTTGAAAGATAATGTTTCCTGTACTATCTTTGACAGTAATTGCACCAGAATTGATATAATCTGCGTCAATTCCCTCTGCATATAGCAATCTTGTTATCATTTCGCCTGTAATTGTAAAACCATATGGATACGTTTTACCGCCATCCGTGGAAAAACCAATTGCTTCGGCTGTTAGTTTGATAACATTCTGTGATTCTGCGATTGTTGGTTTATCGTGCAAATAGTAAATAGTAGAGCCGTCTGGCTGTTTTTCTGCTGTAGAATACATACCAGAGCTGTTTTTTAATGTATCATTTAACTTTTTAACTGCCTTTTCACGATTTGTCTTTTCACGTTCAACTAATTCTTTTACTTGAATCAGTGCTTTTTGTTCACTTGACGTGTAATTGCTTTGATTTCTCATTGGAGATTCTGCACTGTTTTGTAGTGTTGTATACCCAAAGAATACAAAGTTTACATCTGTTAAGACTGAATAGAAGCTTTTACCTCGCCAATCTGTGACCTTTATCTTGTCCATAAACTCAGCTATTGGATAAGATATATAATCCATCGTAAATCCACGGAATGTCACTGTTTTAAATTTGTCATAAACCCAAGAAACAAGTGTTTCCTCATGTCCTTTTACAAGTGGATTCTCCAAAGATAAGATATAGCTGTCTGCACCTACTTTTACAGTTTCTTCAACATCTTCTTCATTCTCATTTCCCTCTTCGTCAGTTGTAACTTTTTTGACAGTACGTGTCATTTGCACGCCTGTTACCTGCACATCGTTTGTATCGTTCGTCAGAGTGTTGTAATCGGTCAAATCATGGACATTACCGCTGTCATAGTTAAAGTCATAGGTCATTATCTGTAAATGCCCTGTACGGTCGATTCTTGCGTTTCCGCAGGCAATCATAGCAATAAATCCTATAATCTGTCGGTGTGTGTACTCGCTAGAAGGCATGGTTGGTATCTGGAAGTCATTATGTAAAAAGTTACTATCTCCAATCAAGATACCGCAGTTATCACAACTATCAATCAATACACTCTTTGCTGTCGCAGGGAATGTCAATGTTGTGCTGTATGTCTTATCTGCTTTATACATATCATCATAGCCGACAATCGTTACAACACTTCCGTAGGTTTCTGGTTGAGTAACGGTAAATGTACCGTATTCAATTTTTTCTATCGTTGATGATAATTCAAACGTCAGATATAGTCTGATTTTTGCTCCAAAGAAATCATAATCAGATAAGTGATCATCGTCGTTCATGATTTCTAACTGTACGTTTCTGCTAAGGGCAACTCCTAAAGGAATAGAGTTTGCCCCCGCAGAATCAACAAGACTATTGTTATCTATTGAAAAATCATCCTCTGTCAGTTCTAGGACTGTTCCATTTGCAAGTGTAACTTCTGCATACTCTTTAAAGTCCTGTCTCTCTGACATAAGTTCTTTAAATTCGTTACTTACATTTATCATAATGGGTCAATCCTCTGTGCGTTAAAAGAGAAGCTTTCAAACTTTTCTTCTCCGTCTTTCAATGTTCCAAATTTAATATCAGACACCTGTCCTACATAAAATGTATCGTCTCTCCATTTACCATAATATGGACTGAAATAATGCAACTGAAATTTTGTCTTTTTATTGCTTTTACTGTAAACAATCATTTGCATTATCTCTGCTACATCTTTTGCAGGTATATCAGTCGCAGTATAAGGAAATCTTTCGATTGTAAACATTGGTGTAAATTTACCACTTCCAGACTGCGTACGTGTAGAACCTTGCGTATAAGTTGTTTCATATGCCGCAGAACTTCCGCCATCTGGCTGAAATATTTTCTTACCATTGATTTTTATATAATCTTGTGCCATATTTACTCCTTTCTACGCAAGAACAAATGGATTTTGTCCATTATTCATCTGTCTTAATTTTGCTTCTGTAATCATTTCGTCAAATAATGTTCTACGATTAATCTGTGCTGTAAACTGATAGTTTCCGCCATTATTACTTTCAATCTTAATGTTAGATAATTCTTCTTTTATGATTTTTCTTAATAATGCTTCTGGTGTTTCGATATTGGTTCCTCGCTTCTGGTCTCCTAATACTGCCATAAAAGGTGCATTTGGTGGGATAACCGCACCTTTTGCAAGATATGGTACTCTTGAGAAAGATACTGTTGATAGGTTGAATCCTACAGATTTTCCACCAACACCAGGTACCCAATCTGGGATGCTGATATGGAAGTTATTAAGTGCATGAACCATTGCGTTAATACCACTCTGTACAGCTCCAATCATTGTATTGATAAAGCCGATAATCGCATTAACTGGTGTTTTAACTGCATTTTTAATCCTTTTCCATACAGATTCTGTTTTTGTTCTAATGCTATCCCAAACGCCTTTTATCTTTGCTCCAATGGAATTAATTTTATTTCCAACGATTTCAAATGCTCCCTTGAATCCATTCCATGATTGTTTTGCTTTCTCTGCAACATTTCCTGCGGATTCTTTAACTTTGCCCCAAGCACCTCTTATCTTATTTCCAGCAGCTTCGACCTTTTGTCTTACTGCATCAAAAGCTGATTGCAGGTTTTCCCAAGCATCTTTAGCTACTTCGTAAACCTTTAACGCCGCAGCTTTAATCTTATCCCAGTTCAATACAATCAGTGCCACGCCTGCGATAATTCCAAGTATCAATAATCCAGTCGGACTAAAGATAACTGTACCTATTGTGCTTAATATGCTACCTAAACCAGAGACAAGTGTTGTTGCTCCTGTAGATAAAACTTTGGCTATTGTTCCGCCTGCGGATAAAATCTTAGTAAATCCACTACTTAAGGCTGTTTCGACAATCCCAACAATTCCAGTTTTGTCGTTAATTATTTTTGCTATAAAAGACAATAAAGACTGATTTGCAAACAGTGTTGTAAAAGCATTTGCTAATTTGATAGCACCTATCGCTGTTGCTAATGCAAGTCCAAGCTTTCCTGCTGTTGTGCTTGCAAAACCAGAAATCAGACCGCCAAGAACATTTGTTATAATTGTGAATACTTGACTAAAGATTGTACCCCAGTCAATATTGCTTAGGAATGTTCCAATTCCTCTTCCAAGTCCATTCCAATCGGTGTTTTGTGCAACACTAGCAAACACACCTAACAGGCTTGTCACTGCATCACTTAATGTCTGTCCTGCTGTCGCCCAATCAATTCCAGTAATCATTGCATTAAGACCATTTGTAATGTTTGTTGCAATTCCAGACCAATCTACTGTCTTTACGAATGCCCCTAACGTTGCAAATGCTCCGTTAATCCCTTTTACTAACGTATCGGCAATTGTTGTGAAATTAACTTTATCAAAGATTCCATTAACAAGATTTCCTAGAGATATTCCAAGTTCTTCCCAACCAGTCAACCCAAGATTGCTTTTTCTTGACATATCAGAAACAAATCCGTTAAAGATATTCCATGCAATCATAAATTTGTTCCCAAACAGATTTCCTAAGTTGGTCCAATTTACCTCGTTAACTAATCCGCGGAATCCTACTGAAAATTTAGTTCCGAGATTTTTCCAGTCGATACCCTCAATTAAAAGATTCATTGTATTGACAAGTGTATTAATACCTGCACCTATAGTTCGTCCGAGCAAATCCCAGTCAATGTGATCTACAAGACTATTGAACGTCCGTGTAAATGCATTTACAAAATAAGTTATCTTTGGACCTACATTATTCCAATTGATAGCATCATAGATTTTTTGCAATCCTTTATTGATACCGCTTGCGATATATGCTCCAAGTCCTTCCCAATCTTCGTCCTTAATCAACTTTCGGATTTTATCTGCTATTCCTTTGATAGAACTAGCAATTGGTACTTCTTGGAACATATCCGATGGACTAAGTCCACCACCGCCACCACCTACGCCACCGCCACCGCCGGTACCAGGTGTTGTGTCGGAATCATCTTTGTTCTTTTTCTGGAACTGTCTGATTTCATCAAGACCAGATAGATATGTCTGGTTCTCTTTGTTTGCTTTCTTTGTGGCATTGGCGTTTTTCTTGCTTGCTTTCGCTGCATCATTCGATGCCGATGCCGTACTTCCTAAAGATGCAGCATAGTCTTGTTGCACCCCTACAGCTTTTGTAAATGTCTTTTGCCCTGTCAGTGCTGCAATAAACATTCCTACATAGGTTAATGCCTTTGATATTAAGTTAATCAACGTAACTAATGCAGGAGCTATCGCTGTAAGAATCGGACTAAACGCCGTTGCAAAACTGTTTTTTAATCGTGTCAGTGCCGACATCAAAGATGATAGTGCTGCATTTGTGCGATTGGAATACTGTGCTAGATTCTGCATACCGCTTGCTACCGCAGCATTGACTTTACCAATCATTCCAAACACGGTCGAATATAAGATACTCATACCAACCATTCGACCAATCGAAAAACGTGCATTATCAGCACTTTGTGATGTATTAAGGAAGCTTGTTACAAGACTTCCAATTCTCTTTCCAACACTAAGAGCGGATGAACCAACTTTTTTTAATGCATTTCCAAGCTTACTAATACCACTTGATAACAGTGTTGTAAGTATTCTTGTTTTGCTTAATTTTCCGTTTGTTTCCGCTACCTTGCTTCCAACATTCGTATAAGATGAACCTAACTTTCCATTTGTTCCAACAAGGCTTCTTTCTTTTGCATCAGTCTTAGATATTTCCTTATTTAATGCATTTAAGGCTTTCTCGCTTTCTTCTGATGCTGTCTTTGCGTAGTTCCCTGTAATCGGTGCGGTACGTACTTTTTCTGTTGGTTGTGCGGTTGTTGTTCCGCTGTCTAACTGCTTTTTCTTTGCAAGAAGTTCTTCGTATTGCTGATCTAGTTTAGCCGCTGCACTTTCCATTGCTTGAAATGCAGGGGAAGAAGTTGCACTATGATTTCTGTTGAATACATCCATCTGTGCTTTTTCCAACTCTGCAAGCTTCTGTCCTGTGGTTTCTATTGCTTTATCTAACGTATCAAGTGCAGTCGTTTTAATGTCTATGTTATCAAGTTTCTTTTCTGCCTGTGCGGTCTTTTCCAGTTCCTCAGCCACGGTCTTTGCTTTTTCTTCGACAACATCCATACCTTTTGTATCTGGTGCTTTTATACCGCCACTCATAGCTTTTTCCATTGATTTTCCAATGGTTTTTACTTGATTGGATAAACGTTTTAAAAGGGATGCAATTTCTTTCACACTTGCTTTTGCTTCAGTTGTATCAATCTCTGTTTTGATATAAATACTTCCATCCGCTTTTTGTGTAGCCATTCAATCACGCCCCTTTCCCATTCAGTAAATCGTTCAAACGTTTCTGTTCTTCTAATTCCTCTTCGGAATATTTAACATCTAGGTCAATAAGCGTTTTGTTTTCTTTATAGAACTCTCTTTCCCAGTCTTCCAGTTTCTTTCTTTTAGATTTCTTCATGCGAACACTAAGAATCTGTGAGAAAAGAGATTCTCCAATTTCCATGTAAGCTCCTAAAAAAGTCCACCAATGTAAATACTGCATAGCTCGTATTTCTTTTCCAAGTACACGGTTAACAGATGGAATGATAACTGGTGCATCATGTTCCCAATCCATCACATGAGGTTGTTTCTTCCCATCATCTTTGATACCCATGTCAATAAATTCGATGGCTTTTTCAATAGCTTCTTCATAGTCTTGTGGTGGCATATTTCCAAAATCAACGTATAAAATGGTAAGGCAAACAATCCACTTTTCATCGTTCTCAAAGTCTGGGTCATTAAATGTTTTTAAAATGTCCAGAACTGCACGAAAATCTGTGCGTATTTCATAATCTATGCCACCAACTACTATGGATGTAGGAAGTTCCCAAACTTCCATTATTTGTGATATTTAGACGTTGCCCTTTTAATTTTCGCCTGTTTCTTCTTAATTCTCTGGTCTGTTACCTGCTCAATAATATCTGCGATTTCCACGATAATGTTCTCGATGAAGAAATCTCCGCTTTCTGTAAGAGTTAGCGGATTGCAAATAGCAAATACAGACTTAGAAGCTTTAGAGTTAAGCAAGTAATCAATCTGCCCCTCTAATTTGTCAGACAGTTCTAAGATATCCTGCTCTGTAGCATCCTCTGGAAGTTCCATCTTTTCCAAATTAGCAACAACTTCTTCGTATCTTCTTACGATATTTAAATCAACTGGGTTGAATGGGAATCTTCCGATTTCCTCATCATCTTCGTTTGTTAAAATTACATTTAATGCCCCAGTTTTGACTTTTCGTCTAAGTTCTTCCATATCCTGCACTCCTTGTTATGATAAAACTGCTTTGCTGTTGTCTTTTAAGTCCTGTGTAGCACTTTCTGAAAATGTTCCAGATGTTACGTTGTAAGTACCTTTTCTGCGGTTTCCTGCGTAGTTAACTGTGAAAGGAATCTGGTAACCACTTGTGTCTCCACCGTAGGATGTTGGAACAATATAACAATCTTCTGCGTATGCTTCATAAGCTCCGCTTGATGCTTCTTTCCATAGGTGTACTTCTACTGCGGTAGTTTTCAGATTATCGTCTTTGTAACGATTATCAATGATATCCTGCAACTTCTGGCTTAATGTGCTGTCAGCTTCTGCATAATAAGGGTCGGCTTCTGAAGAAACCTCATATCCGTTGTGTTTGAATGTAGATTCTCCGATAATATTTTTACTTGTTTCTGTATCTGGATTAAGTTCGACATTGTACTCTTCTAAGTCTTTTCCAAGACGTTCATAAGATGGTGTTTTACCACCGCACAAAGAGCCTGCATCTAAGAAATGAGCCATATATTTACGGTCAATTTTACCTGTTGTAACTGCCATTATGATTCTCCTTTATCTTTTCAAGGTCAGTGATCTACATCCTGTCGTAGACCAGTTAATAGTTAATTTATTTATCTATCAAAGTCGTTTTGATATCGGGCAGAAATATTGATAGCCCAATTCTCAGACTTGTTTTCGTTTATACTGTCCAAATATGCAGGTGTCTGTCTGTCAATCGTTAAAAACTTTCGATTGCCTGTCAGCACTGGATATTCTTCTAGCTTATATGTATTGTTTTTAATCGTGATTGTTTGTTTTTCTAACCATTTGCCAAGGTTATCCAACCACTCTTTAATGTCTGCTTTCCTCTTTGGTTTTGTACCACTTGCACGATATATCACGCAAAACGGATACAGACATACCTGTGTGACGTGACCAGTAATACTCTCTTTTTCTGATTCAATCACTGCACCGCTTACTGGGAACATTGCTTTTCCGCTTGCATCATCTAATGTAGAAAATGCAATTTCGTCTCCCTCTCTTAATTCTGGGAATTGATTTACCAGTTCTTGCAATGCTGTTGTGATCACGTCAAAACCATCAATGTCGTACTTGACTGGTTTCTTTTCTTCTGCCATTAACTTCCTCCTGCCTGCTTCTTAACATGAGTAACCCATGCTTTACCGTGATTCTTCTTTGCTGTTTCAAACCATTTTGGAGTTGCTTTTGGATTCTGATAACTTAAGTCAACTTTTGCGTTTGTATGCCCTGCAAATTCAGTGACTAATACTTTCTTAGCACCTTTTCTCGCCCATGGAGACCCTGTTAATTCGTCAACCATACCTTTACCATAGTATAAGAAACGTCCCATCGGTCCAGTACCTGCACATACCATTCCAGTACCTGCAAGAGAAGCACTTTTTGCTCTCGTTACGTTAATGAATGTACCTGTTTCATGTGGCATATATTGGACCATATCAGTCATAACTTGACTATCTAGCCAAAATTGAGCACTTTGTATTTGTTCATCGAATCTCGCCAGACTGATATTAGCTCTCATGTTCTTTGTATTCACATTAACATTTCCTAATTTCTTCTTAGCCATATATAACCACCTACTTAGCCATTACCTCAAAGTGCGGGATTATGTCGTAAAAGGCACTTCCAGTTATTGCAAAGACATAATCATACTTAAGTTTCATTTCTTCATAGAATCCGTCAATATAATCATCCTCTGCAATCGGTTCTTCATTCTCCCATTCGCCAACGATAAAGAAATCAAAACTATTCGCCTTAGAACTAAATGTAAGTGCTTCTGACAGCTTATCATTCGTCTGTTTACGCCATTCTTTAGGCGGTAGCCATAATTTACTACCTACCATCTTTTGACCGCTTTTTAGGCTATACTGCACGTTTAATACAGCATTGTCCTGTGATTCAGAACCGTACTTTGCAACGATGCTTGCTTTATCCATGTTTAGGTTCGTATTATGCAAAATAGAGGGATACCATGTATCTCCCAATTTACTTTCATACCTATTAAAAAGTGTGATTGTATCGTTATACATCGTATCCCTCCGTTTTTATCTTGGATATATTCCCATGTACAGCAAGTTAACTCCATTAGCATCAGTGATGCCAGACAGATAATCTCTTATCTTATCATCGTATAGTTGCTTTTGTGCTTCCTTATCCGCTAGACACTTATCTATCAATGTAGCCGTACCTGCGTTACTGGAAGTCACATAGCTTATACTCTCGTTTCCTGCACTCTTAGATGCTACCTGCTTACTCATCACAGTTCCATCTTCTAATGTGATATAACCCTGTGATGCTTCAACTCTCGTTTCTGCCTGTTCAATCTTATATGTGATTGACAAAAGTTCGCAAACACATCTTTTAACTGCTTCTGCATCATCTTCATCTGTTGGAAAAGCAACCTTAAGTTTCTTCACATTGTCAACACCAGTCGTGGCATTATCTATCTTCTTGCAAGAATCCCAGACCAGACGATTAAAGTCTGCTTCTGGGATTGCTTTCTCTCCAAAAAGGGTTTTGTAATATTCATAGTCAATGTACGCCATGATATCACACTCCTTTTTATCCGTTGGATTTAATAACACCCATGCGGATATTCTTCTGGTTAAATGCTAAAGACCAGTTTGCTTTAGCTCCTAACTCTGCATTTGTAGGAGACTCTTTTGCGATCTTGTTAGCATTAATAGAAAATCCGTTAGGATGTAATACATAACCCTGCTTTGTATACAGCTTTTCGATACCGGCAGATGTTTCTGGGTCATAGTCTGTATAATAAGGATTTTCATAGTTTGTCTTATCACAAGTCAATACTGAACCTGTACCAAGCATATAAGTTTTGTATACTGGGTTTGTTCCTGTTGTATCAACTGTAAATTTGTCTGTTACCAGTGGAATAAATCCACCGATTGTAGGAAGATTTACTTCTCTTTCTACTGCGTTAGCAATAGTGTATTTGTTGTAGTCAACAAGTCCCATTGCTTTGTATTTTGCGTAGATGTAAGAGTTTAATACAAGTAATCCCATCTTGTCAGCGGAATCTCCTAAAGCTTTCTGCTGTGCAAAGATAAGTGTTGTATCATCAATTTTGTTTGCATCTCCTACAGTGCCCTCGCCAGTTAAAGATAAGTCTGTAATATGGTTTTCCATCCCAGACAGACTTAAAACTGCATCAACTGTAGTCATTAAGTCACGTGTTCTTACCTGCTTATAAAATCCTGCAACAGAGTTTGCAACATGAGTCATAGGGTCTGCACCTGTTAACTCTTTTGTAAAGTCTTTTGATTTCCAAGCTTTCATTCTCTGGATTAACATACAAGTCTGTTTCTTTCCTGTGATTTCAACAGGTGTATTGTCTGTTTCTCCATCGTTGTTTAAAGCCTGTGAGTCCTGTTCATCAATCGGTGTATAGAACGGAATTGTTGCGACATTTCCTTTTTCTCCGATTAAATCCATGATTGTATTGTCCTGTGCTAACACACCAGATGCAATAATCGCATCATTCCATGTTGGGTTTTCTGTCATATAACGAGAAAATTCTTCTGGGTCAAAATAAAAACCGCCAAATAATCCTGTTCTTGGCATAAAAAAAGTCCTTTCTACCCTAAATAAGAATAGATAAGGACTTTTATTTGCCCCATCTACCTACAACTATTAAGGGATTTTTAGGCTAGCGGCTCACTTCCATACTGTGAGTCGGTATTATCTATCTGTCATTTAATAAGGTTGCATAGTAGTCTGGGTCCTCTGCCTTAAGCTTCATTCTGTCGTCTAAAGACATTTCCCTTAACTTCTGTGTTCCCTTTTTCTGCTCTCCGCTGTTGAACTTAGTCGTAAAGCTTGGGATATTAGGAGTTGGTGCTTTCTTTTCGTCAACCAAGATGTTCTCAATTGGTTTCCCATCTTTAGTAGTAAGTTCTTTAAATACATCTTCTGCATTTTTCCCATTCTCTTCTTCTAACTTCTGAATCATCTGGGAACGGATAGAGTCTTCTGTGATTGCATTTACAAATTTTTTATCAGATAAGAAATCTTTTACCTTGTCTCTTAACTCTGTCTGCTTAGCTTCTTTTGCTCTTGCTTCTTTTTCGTCTGCAAGCTCCTGTGTTAATGTTGTAATCTTAGCCTTAAGACCGTCAACATCTTCTTTCTCTAATTCGGCTAATCTGGTCTGTACATCGTCTAAAGATATTTTGTAGTCATCTTTTTTCTTTACCTGTTTATCGTAGTCAGCTACAGTCTTGTAATTTTCAGACATCTTCTTTTTCAGATCGGACTTTTTGTCCTCTGGTACTTCGATTCCTAATTCTGCTAAAATCTGTTCGTAATTCTGCATTGTATATCCTCCTATACGATATTTGTATACCGCTCGTATGCGGTAATGGATTAAGACTTATATACCTAAGTCAAGGTAAAAGAAATGTGGGGACTTGAACCCCACTCGAGCCTCGAACTCTTTTCCTGTTGTCGTGTAACCAAAAACGCTTAAAAAACTCTGTACTTACAAGGAGGCTGTGGCAAATCTGCATAATTCCTACATATTTATTGTAAACCCTAAAATATGCCGTTTCAATACCCTCTTTTTTTACATTTCCGCAAGTTTCTTTATCTGTCGCTGTATCTCTTTTCTCTCGTCCATAAAGTCAGAATCAATAACCATAGAAGAAAGCATATCATACAATTCCACCATCAATCTACCGACCGATTCCATAAGCTTATCACGGTGTCCTTGATCTCCGTTTTCTTTGTATGCCATTTTAGCACTTAAGTAGTTGTCATACAATGCATCTATATTTTTATCATACTTTCCATTGCTGTACTTCTTAATAAGATTCTCTCCTGCATCCATGACGGTTTCCGCTATGTCTCCATGCTCCATCTTTTCCAGATTGCATAATGTTGTTGTAATCTTATACATTGCATCAAGATTAGATGTTGTGAGCTGTTTTAATGCTGAGTTTTTTTCTCTTTCTAGCTGTTCTTCCAGAACATGTTTGATTTCACTCATAATTTGACCCCCTTAAGCTTATTTTTGTATTTCTCATGTATGCAGTCCTGTGTCTCTGTAATATACACCATGTCGTATCCTACAGAGATTAGATCAGTAACCATCTTTTCAACCGTTTCTAGCTCTTTAGATACGTCTTTTACCAGACATTCTACAAATAGTGCATCCGATACGTTTCCGTTCGTTCTAAGTTGCTGTGCGTACTTCTCATAGGCTTCTTTTGTCTCTTTCTCCCAGTTGTGATACTCTATAAAACCATCCTCTACGGCTTTCTGCTTTGTGGATTTTCCGATACTTAGTCTACTGGCTGTATACCAAGAGTCGGGAATCACTTTTATAGTACCGCTAAAAGAATCTTTTAAAAGCTTGCCGTGATGATCTACAAAATACCTGCATATTTCACGTCTCTCCAAGCTTTCTGTAAGAAACTGGTATTCATGTAATCTTTTGTAGCCTTTCAAACCTAAGAAGTTGAAATAGTCTGCCATTTGACCGTGTATCATCATAGCCGCTACATATCTTTTGTTGATCTCGTCAAAGATATCTTCTGTTTTTGTTACTTCAAGATTGTTTGTAAATTCAATCATGATCGCACCTCCTTAAGAGATACGCTTTATAATAATATTCGCATCTTTTACTATTGCCGCTGTTGTTCCTACATTTCCGATGCTTACGATTAAGCTACCGCCAGATGGTACAGTTACAACCGTTGTTGCTCCCACGTTCTGAAATGTGTTCGCTGTAACTACTGTATAGTCCATTTCTGTTCCACCAATAGCTTCTCCGTTAAGCTCTACAGCAAGTGCCGTTGCTCCTGCTGCATTAGCGGATACATTTCCGTTAAATTCTACCTCTACAGTCATAGGGCAGTTTGATCTATTCGTTAACGTAAACAGACCAGATCCCTCTACATGATTCAGCCACCCATAATTACAAGTACAACGTCTGCTACTATATCGTGTATTCGCAAATAGTACGTTTGCACCACTGTTTACATCCTGCTGTGCTACATTTACCGCATTTAACATAATTTTCCCTCCTAAACAAAAATAGGATGCCGAACCCGACACCCTATCGTCAATATATTGCTAGTCTACTTAGTAGATATGGATTCTTCCAACAAGCTTGATTTATTTACACATTTACACTTCCGCAGTTGCAACCACCGTATGCATACCCATTATAGGATACATAAGGACTTGCTGTAATGTATGCAGGTGTTGGGAATGGTCTAACAGCATCCACAATGTTCTTAGTCTGTGATACCTGCGAAATCTGGAAGTTAGATAACTGTAAGTCTCTATCTCTGTCCGCAAGTTTATCTCTAAGATTCTGGATTGTGTTGTCCTGCATCAACTGGCGTGTAGCCTGTCCGTCTGCGAGGATTGTTTCCTTAATATCACAGCAACACTGTGCCATCTGTGCCTGCATATTCTGGGCCATTAAAGCCGCATCATAGCGGTTCTGTAACACTTCTTTCTGTGTTTCACAGCAACAAGCCTGCTGTTGTGCCTGCATCTGCTGTAATCCTAACTGTGTTGTGTATCTGCTTTCTAATACGTCTCTCTGTGTCTGACAAGCTGTATTAGATACGTTCTGGTTTGTATTGAAAATATCTCTCTTAACAAACTCATCGGATAAGAAAGCATTTTCGCCTGCGGTCGTTGCGGTATCGTTATTTCTTCCCCATCCGTTACCACAGAAAAGGAAAGCAATTAAGATAATCCAAATCCACCAACCACCGTTGCCGAAGCCGTTATCATATCCGTCATTTCTTGTCACTGCCGCTACATCTGCCGCAGTGAGTCCCATTGCTTCATTCATTGTTGTTGTCCTCCATAAATTTATTTACCAAGCTGTGCACCGCTTAATATCTATTTGTTCACTTTGTCCACAATATCCTGTGGATTCATGCCCTGCTGTTGGCATAGGCTATTAAACACTTCTTGTGGGTTCTTTCCCTTGCACATTTCCATTGCCTGCTTGATCGCAGGGTTTGTCTGTGCCATGCTCTCAACCATAGACTGCGGATTGTTAGACCCTCTTACCATGCCCATTACCTGCTGTACCATTTGCATAGGGTTGTTGTTTCCTATCATACCGCCTATCATGTTCATTAAAGGATTACTCATTGCTTAACTCTCCTTTCTCTGGTTGCTCTCCTAGCTTTGCTAGAAGTTCTTCAAACTCTGTTCTTGTAACATATCTATTATCATAGTTTACATTTTGTTTTTGGGCGTTCTGCGTGGCTTCTGGCGGTATCTCCTCGAATCTAAATACCTTAAAAGTTGCACTGCCCATTCCATCTACACTCTTTACATAAAAGAAAGGTGCGTTGTTATCCATCATCCATGCTGTAGCCCCTGGCTGTACGATCTGGTTCTTTGCTCCCTCTATGCCTGCAACTTGTATCCAATTAACATTCTGTGTTGGAACTTGTGTCTCTGGCATTGGTTTATTGTACTGCTGTTGCATTTGCTGTAACTGATTTAGCCTATCCTGCAACTGCATTGTATCCTGCTGATACATTGGTGCATAAGGATTATAGTTATATCCGTTCACTCTTCCACCTCCCTTTTATGTGTAAATTATCGCATTAAAAAAGAGACTCTAACAGGTCGTTAAAGTCTCATAAAAGTATCATATTAAATTAAAAAATTAGCACCATGATAGGGGTCATGGTGCTTGAACAATAAGGATAAGATTGAGGAACACCAATTGATGAAAAAAGGTGTCGTGTTGAAAAATGAAATTTAAACCAAAAAATTGAGGAAATTCAAAAATGATTTCTCATGCTCACAACAGTGAGCAAATGGAAGCAACAGGACTCGAACCTGTGACAGGTCGGTTATGAGCCGACTACTCTGACCAACTGAGTTATACTTCCACGGACTCCATTAGGAATCCACCGTACTATATTGCATAAACAAAAATAAAAAAAGGATTAAAGTATTATAACATGAAAAAAGTATCTCCGAAACAAGCAACTATCATTTAAAACTAAAAAGGAAATCTTATAATTATTTATTTAACAACTTATTACTTGTTACATTTATATTGTATCATGGATTTTTGCCTTTTCAATACCCTCTTTTTTACGCCTTTTCGTAAGTCTTTTCAAAGATTTCTTTCTTACATGGGTAGATTTCCCCGTCCACACCAGTTATAAGCATATCATCTTTTCCAAGTAACATATCTCCCTCTAATGTTGGAATGATATAGTGATCATCATCCCATCTTTTGATAATATATCCATTGTATTCAAGTTCTATTGGTTTACCATGTTCATTTTTTATAAGCTCATCAAACGTGATTGCTTCTATCTCAACAGGTTTCTTTACATATTTAGCCATGTTTTCACTCCTTATTCTGCAATTAGCCATTCGTTAGATAAGATATTATTAAGTGTGTATTCCACCATTTTTGTATCTCTAATATCTAATAAGTCTCCTTTTTCTCCGTTGTCCTTGTCTCTGCACTGCATCATGATAGTTTCTTTTTCTGTATCCCAGTACCAGTACCCACCCCATGTGGGTAACTTAACCTTTGCACCTGTTTTCATTGCTTCTAATGCTTCTGCAAACGTCATACCGATTTCATCTACAACTAGCTGTACTTTATAGCCATCTTTATGTACGATTCCGTGTTCTCCGTCTGCAATAGATGCAATCAGTTCTCCATCTTTTGTGATATTTAATTCTTCAAAAATTCTTCCATTAATTACCATTCTGTTCTCCTTAACATACTCTAATAATCTTGTTATTAACTCTCCTGCTGATTCTCTTTGCTGTAGACAGACTTACGTTCATAAATTCTGCACATTTCTCTAGTGGTATATTCTTTGCCCGATACTCGAACAATGTTCTTTCAACATCTGTGAAGTTGCAATACGTACGGAACATATTTAGTTCGGGTACGGTAAAATCATATACTTTCAAAAGCAAACACCTCACTGTTTGTCGTGTGTTGTCAACGCATTTATCAGATCGTCTCTGGTTTTTTTTAGACCCTCGATGTTGTTTCCTGTGATCTTGTTCTCAATCAAATTAAACATGCTTTTCATGACTAGGTTCATATCATCACGTTGATTATTAATAGCACTGTAGTCACTATTTAGCTTTTGTTTAATTTCTTTAATATCTGTCTCTATATGATCTATTCGATGTTTCATATCGTCCGTAGGCTTCTTGTAATGCTTATAGGCAGTATATAAGACTCCTATCGCACTACCAATTGTTATAATCCACCCACAGGCTACCATAATTTTGTTTATAGTATCCATTATTTACCTCGTGCATTATTGTATCGTGTCGCTGCACCTCGTGCTGATGATGCTTGACTCCTGTTCCAGTCTGCCGTGTTTAGTCGTTCGCTCTGCTTCTTAAGATTGTTCTCTTCGCAGTAATCATTGTAGGCTTTGTTCTGCTTCTGCAATAGTGCAGCCTTTTTCTGATACTCTATGTCAAGATCGTGCTTTAAGGCTTCGTCCTTTGCATTATCCACAGCCGTTTTCATGCCGATTAACTGTCGTTTCGTCTTTCTGATACGTCTTTCAAGCTCTCTCTGTCGTTTCCGTTTCTCGTATTCTTTGCGATTCTCTTCGCTGTCGTAGTCCTCAAACGGATTGTTTATTCCATCCCCCGGACCGTGGGAGTGTCGGCAGTTTGCCCCATGGATTCCCTGCACGTTTCCCATACCGCAGACCGAAAAAGGCAGAAATCTTTGGTCATTACCGCTTTTGCTGTAAAACTTGCCTTGCCACCAGTAATGATTGGTTAAGTTGTCTCCACCGTCTCCAATTCTTGCTCCTAAATGTGCAGACGTGAGAATTATATCCCAGTTCATCTCGTCCATACGTGCATCTGTAATATCTGCTGCCATTTGACTTACACCAGTACGGACCGCTCTCGCTGTAGCTGTCTCTATGCTGTCTCTACGTCCACTTGGATAGGTTACGTCTGCCCCTTTGTCTATAATGTCGTTAACCGCTTCTTTGACAGCTTCTGTGTAGCTTGTTGTACCGCTTGCAGTTTGGTTGTATGCCTTGTCTACTGCATCTATGTAATTATCGTGGCAGGCGTTCGGCATTGTACCGGTGTAGTTATGCATCTCTCCATTGGTCTTTTCATAATTCCTCTGAATCAATCGTTGCATATAAGGACTCTCATTAAGTGGTGTTGGTTCAAGACCTGCTTTCTTGTAGATTGTATCATCCCATTCAAGAGCCTTGATTCCTGCTTCTTTCATAGTGCGTGCGATCTCTGCAATACTTATCTTTGTCGTTTGTGCTATCTCTGCCTGCACCGCTTGCAATATATACCCTGCATCCTGCAATACATCCATCTGCCACTTGTCAATAGGAGTAAAAAGGTAATCTTCCCCACGTCCTAGCCTTATCATCATTCGTTCGATAATCACAGATACAATCTTATTATGCAGTTCTTCCGCCTGCTTCTCTGCCTTTTCTGGCACATACCATAAGTAATCTGGCGTTAGCATAATCCCACCGCCTATTCTTCGGGGTCTTTTGCCATTAGTGCCGCATCTAGCATCTTCCCAACTACTGCCGCATCCGCAGGCTTGCCCTCTTGCGATAATGTTTTGTCTGTTTCTGTACTGCCTGTAACTCCTTTTTTGCAGATGTTGTACAACAGCTTTTCTTGTTTTGTAAATGGTTCGGGCAGTTTTACATCTTCGCCATTCAGGTATTCAAGGTATTTTTCAATCCTGTACTTTCCCATGCTTTCACTCCTCTCCGCTTGCACCGAATAAGTCTGGCTCTTTCGGTTGTGCTTCTTCTTCAAGTGCTTTTGCTTCTTCTTCACTGAATCCCTCAAATTTAACTAGATAGTACCAGAATGGAATCTTGTTGGAAGTAACATAGCTGTACCATCTCGCTCTATCTTCATCTTCGTTGTAGGTAATGTCTCCAAAGTCATACACGGTTTCATACGGTCCACTTGGTGCTAATTGGTACAGATCAGCAAATATATTAAGTGCAGCTATTAAATCATCCATGCAGGCTTGTAATTTGTCTCTTACGTCCTTAACAAATTGTATCGTCCTCTGTTGCTCTGCTTCAACTCCTGTTGCTGTCTGGATGCCTGTTGTTTCGTTAAATACAAAGTATCCGTTAGAGAATCCGCATTTATAGCCAATCTGTGACAACAGGGCATTGATTCCTGTCAATCGTGTATCCGTGTTGAGACTTGGGTTTACCTCTTGATAGAATCCTTTAATGTCTGAGCTATTTACATTCTTGACGTACTCTGGCAGTCTTAACCGCTTCTTGCTTCTCTCAAATCCATCCTGTGTATTATTTACCCTTGTACCAGTCTCTAACAGCTTGTCGGAGTCTAGCAGCAACATTCTTCGGCTGTCGAATATCTCTGTTGCGTTCCTGCTGTATGCAGTGTCTAAATCTTTTAGCTCTTCTATTGCCTCATAAAAGATAGGCAATCCTAAACTACAATGCAAGTCTACATTGTTCGCCTGCGGTGTCCTAAGAACTGCATACAGACGTTGTCCGTTTAGGTTTGTAAGTCCTACATCTTCCAGTTCTCCCCTCCAAGGTGTCTCGTCTATGTCAATTGGCTTTCCTGTGTCGTTTGCATCCTTAGAAGCATAGCACCTGTTTGTGATCTGATATACGTCCTCAATGTATCTGTGATATTCTAGTTTAGTGTAGTATGTCCTGCCATCACTTGAAATTTCTCTATGCACAAACACAATGCCTTGAATCTCTCCGTTGCTTTCGTCTGTAACAATAAAGTTCTCTGGTGTAATCAAGTCCACACTTGCACCGTTAGGCTTTAATACAACTGTACCGTATGCACAGCCATATTCTACGTGATGTCGTACCTGTTCCAGTTCCTTGTCTATCTGCTCCTGCAACCAATTAGCTCTTGCACTACCATCTATCTCTACGCCTATTGCAAGTGTAGCAAGGCGTGCTGTCTCCGAACACACCGCTTTTGCAAAGTTGATAGTCTTTATATGCTCGTCCTTGTCTAACCAGTACGGACTGCCCTTATAGATGTACGCACATTTTTCTATAACTCTCTGCATCTCTGGACTGGTAACAGTATCAATCTTAAATTCGTCTCTTGCCCTTTGTCTAAAAAGGGCACTTAATATCTCTTTCATTCTGCTAAATATACCCATTTATGCGTTCTCCCCTCTCCTCATAATCACTCTGTTGTATGCGTATCTCAGCGAATCAATAGCATGATTGTCTCTGTCGGGGTATCCGCTTATTATATTACCGTCTTTGTCTCTATCATACTCATACGTTGTGATTTCTTTGTATGCGTATGGTGTTCTCCGTGGGTCAATCACAATCTTCCTACGTTGTAGCCATTTCATGCCGTATTCAACTGACCCTGGACCTTTAACTGCTGCCTGTGCCACAAGACCTAAGTTTCTATAGTCCTCTACAGATTTAGGCTCTGCACTATCACAAACGATCGCATAATCGTTATAGCCTTTTTTCTTTATCCAATCGGCTGTTTGCTCGTTTGACCGCTTATTTACACAATGTTCGTCTATAAAATAGATTGTTTCTCGTGCCGCATCGTAGTGCGTCCTTGTAAATGCGTACTTATCCGGATACCAACCCCAGTCGACACCTTGATATATGCGGTCCATCTGTGCTATTTCTTCGTCTGTAATTTCTCTTACTTCTACATACTCGAACACTACCCCACCGTTACCGTTAGCAATGCCCATGTATTCATGTTCATAAGCTTCTGGTCTGATTGCTTTTAAATGCTCTGCTTCATCAATAAATGGCTGTCCTAACCATTCTTTCGGTACATCCAGATATGTACTTCGTACGATCATACGATTATCTTTCGGTACTTCCAAATATTGATTTGCCCAATTGTTAGCACTCTTTGGTGGGTTAAAGCTCTTAAATATCCATGCACTATCTCCACCACGAATAGCGGACTGCTCAATATTTCTGATCTCTTCTGGTCCTGCGAACTGGTCTAATTCTTCAAACCAGACAATTCCTATATATCCAAACTCTGGTGCTATAGACTTAATCTTATCTTTATCATCAGCACCACGAAAGAATATCTTTTGCCCTGTGTCTCTCATTGTGATTTCATACGGAGAGCTTGTATATTTATAATCTTTTTCTGAGAACTCCTGTTTTGTTATCGCCCATTTGGTTTTAGCAAATACAGAATCTTTTACAGTGTTGTATACTTTTCTTACAACAAGGCAATGAATGTCATGATTATTTCTCATTAGCTCCGTAATGATGTTCGGTATCGTTGAGGATTTACCAGAACCACGTCCCCCCGGCAATACATATTCTGTATGTCCATGATTCCTAACGTCCCTTATCATCGGGTGAAACACATCGGGGATTATATCAAGGTCCATGTGGTACGTCTTATTTCTTAATGCTTCTTCTCTTGCTTTCTTCTCTTCCTCTTCCTTTGCCTGCACCGTCAAAGCCTTTTCTAAGTCGTTCATGGCTTTTAACTGGTCTGGGAAATCTGGCGTAAATCCAAAGGAATCTTGCAACGCACCAGTGGCGATCATTGACCGTCTCCGCTGTATGTCTGCAAGACTCATAATATCATAGCCATTTTCTTTGTCTGTTTTGGCTTGTAGTTCTGCTATATATTCTTTTACTCCATGTTTTTCAATAATGTTCTTTTTTGCGTTCTTCGCTGTTGCGGGAGAGTATCCCGCTTCGATAGCTGCTTGATAATCATTCCCACCGTTTTTAATCCAAGCATGAGCAAATGTTCTTTGCTTCTGTGTAAGTTCATTCCGCATTTATTTGCCCATTCCTTTCTCGTATACTTGCCCATATGTCAGACAAGCATTTAATTATGTCCACTTGTGAAGCGGTTCTTAGTATCTCGTACCGTGTATCTCTCCAACCTTTTCTTGTGTTCTCATATGCTTTTATAGACAGGATGTACATTGTTATCATTCGTTTCTGGTCCTCTGAATAGAATTGTGTTGTGTCTAAGCTTATTACAAATCCGTTTGATACTATTGCTCTTTGTAGTTTTCGCATAATTCTATTTAGATTCATCTTCTCACATCCTTTCTTGGTTTATATATATTTAAACAGACCGTTAGGCAAGCGTCACATCTCTTGCATCTCTTTTAACCTATAGGGTGCGTGGTTGCAACGAAATTTACCACCTCTAACGATCTGTTATTTATTTCTTATATTCTTTTGTGCTTGGATTCCTGCTTTTATATTTGTCGCAGGTGCATAGATATGCGTTGTATATTCTGTCATACTTGCCTACGTTACACATATAGTAGTTCTTTGTATCACTTCCTAGTAGATGCATACATTCAGCACAGCATATACTTCTATCTTCCATCCTACACCTCTTTCTGGTACTTACTGCATACGCACATATGACTACACTTTATATTTACAAGTACCACTTCCGTCTTATCCTCTGGGATTGCTCTTCTCTTTGTCTCTGTCACGATCTCGCAGTACACGCAATCGTTACAGCAATTCTTTAGTTTGTTATTAATCAAAAAAGACACCTCCCAACTATGGTTATTATCTAATATAATTATACCATAGTAGAAAGTGCCTTTGTTTACACTCTTTTTATTCTTCTACAATATTTAGATTTACTCTGTGCCCCTTTGCATCACGATCTAGTGCATAAAAGCAGGGATTCTTTTTCCCTTGTAAGACATCGTTTACTCCGTAGCAATGTCCCCATGCTGTCTCTACCATTAAATCTCCAAAACTGTTTTCATAAAACTTAAAACTATCGTTTTCTGGCAGTTCGACAATAAGTTCATCGTTTACTTCTGTCATTGGCACACCGTACGAGTACACAACTCTTTTCTCTCTTCCAAGTACTCCATAATTTGCATAAATCTTAAATTGATTTTTCATTTTTCAACACTCCTTTACATACTCCTTATGCTACATAATCAATAAAATATGTTATACCTTCATATTCTACAACTCCCCAGTCAAAAGCGGGTTTGTTGCTTTCAATCATTTTTTTATATTCTTCCCTGTCTTCTTCCTCAACATCCCATTCATTCATATATTGATCAAAGAATTTTTCAAATTCTTCTTTCTCGTACACTACTGATCCATTGCATAAATAGTCAACAGCTTCTTTCTTTGTATGGTTGTCTTCCATAATGATTTCAAGTTTCTTTTCTGTCTCGTCTCCCAAGTCTAAACCTGCGTATTTTAAATTTAATTCCTGTGCTTTTGTTAAATAAATATTTTTCATGACTTCAATCTCCTTTTCTTTCTTTGCTTATCTCCTTTAACTGTCTTTATTATACATAATATCTATGTATAAGTCAACACTTTTTTCAAATAAAATATTTTATTTTTTCATCATCTGTTATTTCTACTTCTATTACATCATTTACATTTTTTCTAAGCATACAGCAAATAGCATTAAGGCTTTTCATATTTATTGGTTCTCCTCGCTTTATCTTTGCAAGTGTTCCCTCGCTTAAATACTTGTTTTTTCTTATTATATAAGAAGTGTATCCTTTTTTCTTTAATTCTTCCTGCACATCTAATTTGTATTTTATCATTCTTTTTCCTCCTTTTTAATTATTATATCATACCCATAATTTTACTTCAAGAATTTTATACATAATTTTTATGCACTTTTCTATTGACATATGCATAGATTTTATGTATAATAAAGGTAAGTTAAGAGAACAAAGCAAGCAAAAAAGGAGAAAAGAAGATGAAAGAATTAAGAAAAGAAATCGAAAAGTTAGTTGAAAATGAGGACTTCGTTTCTTATGAAGAGTTCATTTTCGAACTGAAAGAAGAAAAAGAAGAAGTTAAAAAATATCTCGAATGGAGAGCAAACGGTGGGAAGATGAACACTGAAACACTTCCAGACAGATATGTAGAAGCTTGTAAGAAAATTTTAGAAAGAATTTAGGAGGTTGAAAATCATGGATTATTACAGAGGTAGAAAAATCGACAAAAAATTTAAAGAAGAGGTTGCTAAAAATTCAGCAATCCGAGGTTATAAAAATGCGGTAAAAATTTTCATTTACCGTCAAGATTTAGAAGCTTCTTTACTTTGTGATGAACTAGCTGATAATCTTTCTAAGCTTGGTTTTAGCTTGGAAGAAATCGAAGCTTTAGAACTCGAAGCCTATGACGAAAGAGAAAAAGAGCTAGAAAAATTCGATAAGGAACACCCTAACTGGGAGCAACTTATCAATGCATAACATACACCACCCACCCCGGAGGTTACGAGGGTAGAAAGTTGGGAAATATGACTAAGAACGCAGAAAAGAACGCAAGAGCTATGCTGAATAGATTATCAGTAGAACAGCTTATCAAAGAATTTGACATGACCGAAGTTATGCCAATTACTCTTGAATTGTCCATGGTCCGTGGTTGGATTATGTATGAACTGGAAAAGAGAAATCCAGAAGCTTTTGACAAGTGGTTAGATTTAGACTATCCAGATAATGAATCATTAAAAAAATTATATTTGAACGCATAGAATAAGCCGTAGGAATTAACCTACGGCTCTTTTTTATATCACGTCAAAAGGCACTGACGGACGTTCTAAGACATTTATATAACTTAATGCGTGTTCTTTATCCTTGCACTGGATATAAGGGATATATGAGTCGTTCACGTACTCAAATAAAGCTATCCACGTATCTTTCATGGTAACAAGTACCCAGTCTATACCGTTGCAACTCTTGTTTTCTCTCTGCCCTGTTCCGTGTTCGTCTATCCACTTTTGAAACTGATCACGATTCATGTCCATGTTCCTCATTGATACTTTCCAGATTTTCTTTTAACGTCTGCACACACTCATTGAATCCGTCACGTTTACCGCATAGATACATATTGTGACCGCTGTAATCGTCCATAGGCGGTATTAATGTACATAATGCATATAAATCTTGCTTATTCATTTTAAACTCCTTTAAATCCTGCAATTATCGCACAAAATACAGTTGATAACACACATACATAAGATGATAACATTGCAATTTTTAAAACTTTTTGTGTATTTTTATCATTTTTAAATTCCTGTAATGTACGATTTACTACCAGATCAACACAAAAAATTAATAAATATACAGTCGTTGTTGCTCCACATAGTCCCAGTGATGTTTCTGCAATACCATACATCACTATAAATAATATATTGCTCACTTTTTAGCCATCCTTTCGTACATTTCGCAAGTACACGTTAGCTTGTTAACCTGTTGGCACTTTTCTAAATACATCTTGTCCATTTCTTTTATGTCCTTCGGTGTCAATCCTGTTTCTTTATACTCAAGAAGTTCTTTCAATGCCGTTACTGTCACTTTGTCCAATTGAGTTTCTGCAACGGCTTCATGGGAATGCAGTGCGTTTTTGATAATGTTAATATCTAAGTTTACTCCTGTTGGTTGATAATATTCAGCACCTCTTTTTAAGATGTCATACATAGAAACTTCTAACGCTATTGCAAGCTTTTCTATTGTTTGTAATTTTGGGGCGGTTTTATTATTTTCAAATTGATTTATTGCAGATTGTGAAATCCCTAATTTATTACCTAGTTCTTTCTGTGTCATTCCTTTTAATTTCCTTATTTCTCGGATATTTTCGCCTATATCAATCATTTTCTTCCCCTCCTGTTCCTGTTTAAAGCATTTCTTTTTATCTTCTTTTCCTTGTCCTCTGACCAGTAATAAGGATTCTTTTTCTTGATAACGTTCTTTTCTTTCTCATTTCTGGCTTTGAACTCTTTATAACCGTCACATTTTGTGTGACAATCCCAACTTCTACCAGTTGCTTCTGTGCATCCCATACAAACACATTTCATGTAATCATTCCTTTATAACTTGATAACCCTTTGTCCTCTGTCATACTGACTAAGTATCTTATCTAATGTTTCTAACGCATGTCGTTTCAATGTGCATTTTTTAATAACGTATTCGTTATCTATCATAGTGCATCGAACTTCATACCAATTTAATTTTTTTTCAATATGTAAGCCTGTAGCCTGTTGTATATTTATAACCTGCGTTTCGCTAATTCTTATTAACATGTAAGTCCTCACTTTCTCCCCAGTCCAACCGGTTCCCGCACTCACAAACTTCTGTCCATTCCTTTATGTAGTTACCGCACTTAGGGCATCTATATAACACCACATCCTGCTTTTTTAAGTTCTTATGTCGTTCTCTTATCGGCAGGCTGTTAAATACAGCACCGATGTGTTCATAATCTTCTAACGTCATTGTAATCGTATCTCTTGCTTTAGCGGACTGGCATAAACCACTACCAACCAGTCCTAAGATAATACCGATGATAACAAGTAAGATTTTTAGTATCATTCTTTCAGCTCCTCTTCTTCATAAATAACAACGTCATACTTTCCACCGATAACATTTTCTCTTCTAATCATTACTTTATATCCTTTATCTGTAATATTTTTCACAAATTCTTTTATCGGGATTACTTCTTCCATCCTGTTAGGATAAATCATTCTTGTTACTTCTTTCAAAACTTTTACCTGCTCCATTTTCTTTTCCTCAAATTCACACTCATTTTGTGACTCTTTATCTGTATTTTTTCCTTTAATGTCACTCACATAATCTTCCGTTTCTTCGTCAGTCATATCAGAAAAATCCTGTTTACTTTCATCATCTCTCATCTTTCTATAAGCTTCTTCTACTTCCTTGTCCGTAGCTTCTTCACTCCGAATTTTATTAACAATGCAAATATTTTCGTTTTTAAATTTGCATCTCGAACATATTCTATCAATACAATAATTCTCCAGATCTCTTTTCTTTCTCTTTATATCTAGGTATTTTATATCTAAGTTGTAGTCCAACCCTGCAACGCTTATCCCTTTTGTATCTACCGCCTCTATTCTTGCTCTCATTTCAGTATCATAAATAATTTTTGTTTTTAATGTTCCAATATCTATTTCATTTTCGGCACATACTTTTTTTATACCGTTTAATAATTCCTGTGCTATCTGCCCCGCTATTGTCATAGTCGTTCTCCTTTTCCCTTTTCAATCTCCCATTTACCGTAGTAACCTTTTGTCATTTCCTTTAGCTGTGTCAGTGCCATAATAAAATTGTCAAGTTCGCAAGTATCAGTAAAATTTATTATCACTTCACTGCCTGTTTCTTCTTCCATGGTAACTGGTCCACCAACAGTTCTCCTAAAATTTAATGTTACGTGCAAACTATTGTGTTTTTCTGTTCTCATGCTTGTTCTGATACAGTCCACATTTTTATCAGCTCGATTTGAATATATTTTCATTCTCCCACCTCTAAATCTTTCGCAAGCTTGAATCCTGTTCTTCCAACATTTCTAAGATTCTCTTTAATCAGTGCATTGCTTGGTGTCCTGTTTCTCTCATACCAGTTCCAGTTGTTATCCTCTCTCATTTTTATTTTCATTTCATATCTCTTTTTGTAATTGATTTCTTCTTTTGCCATCTCTAGGCAAGCGATCATGTAATCTATTTGTTTTATAACGTCCATATTCTTTCTCCTTTACAAATATCTAAACCATCTAATGTAATTGACATACAAAGTGAATATTTCATTTTATAAATCACATAAAACTTAAAACAATCTGTTAATACCTCAATGTGGCAAATTATAATGTCTGATTCTTCGCACTGATGAATAAGTGCAAGTTCAAGTTTGATGCGTTTTTCTAGTTCTTCGTCTGGCATAACAAACTCCTTTATTTAACCTTGTTAGTCATTCCACATATTTAATAAGCCGTCAATGTCTCTTCCTAATTCGCAATAATCATCTTCGATTTTGCTTCTTAAAATTTCATATAAAGCATTTATGCTTGTTAAACACAACATATTTTCTTGATATATTACATAATTTGGTGTTATTCCATCATCTTTGTACAGACAATCAAATGCGATAACGTATATTTCATCTATCTCATTTATATCTATACATTCTTTCGTTTCCTCTTTGCCGCTATATACTTTTCTAAAAATCTTTTCATAAAATCTTACTAAGATTGCTGCTACCTCTTCGTCGTTTATACAATTATCGCTGATTCTTTCTGGATGGCTCATAATTGTACAAATGATTGCCTTTTTAACTGCATCCTTGAATTGTGTCTTTGTAATCACGTTCCCACTCCTTTACTTCATCATGCTTCTGTACGGCTCAAAGAAATCTTCTTTTCTTAACTCCATTTCACTTTTAAGACAAATAAATTTGCTTTGTATTTTCATATCTGAATTTATTTGTATATACTCTCTTCCAACGTCTTCATTGAATAACCAATTATTACAATTTTTACATCTTGCTACTGGCATTTTTCTTTTACCCAACATCCTTGATATTAAGTTCTGCTGTCGCAGGTATAAATCTCATGTATCCTGCATCTCTTATAATCTCGTTTTCTGTCAAATCAACAAGCTGTTTCTTTTCTTTTTCTGATTTAACTACAAGATAATAATGTTCATCTCTCGCACCCATACACACCTCTCCAATCTTGAAATGACTTAATGTGTATGTTTTAATACTTGGTGTTTTTGCATTAATCTTCATCTTATTCCACCCCTTTCAGTTGTTCTTCCAAACAATGTTTTAATGCATATATGATTGTATAATCTAAAGGGCTAATCTTTTGCGGATCATGTTCTGCCCTATACTCATACTTAAATATCTCTGATTCTAACGCACTGCTTAGCTTAATTGGTTCCAACGGATTCTCAATATCATCAAGAAACTGTGCTTTCATCTTTTTCTTGTATTCTCTCAACTCTTTCAGTTCTTCCAGCCAGATTTCAAGCCGTTTATAGTTTTCCGCTTCTTTGAAAAAATCATTAGCTTCTTCGTCGTGCAGAGCCGCTAGTTGAACCGTGCCGTCCTTATATTTCTCTTTTACCTTACTTTTCATATATTTAGTAGCTTCTTCTAAATTCATTACTCATTTTCCTCACTTTCTACCCCAAAGATGTATTTAAGGATTCTGTCTTTTCCAATTGCTTCGATTGCATCAAATACAAGTTGTTTTGATGTAAACTGCACCCCTCCCTGTGGTTTACAAGTACTCCACACATCATAATTAAGTTTTTCACCACTTTTATTGTTATATAAAAGATAAAAACTATCACTGCGTATCGAACCATTATGCTCCCTTGCATACCGTTCAAGTTCTACTTCTACTTTTTTCTTTTCTCTTGCAAATTCTGCTTCTTGTTTGGTTAGAAAAACATTTCCTAATTTCCATCTTCTTCGATCAAAATTATTATCCAGCCACACGCACGATGTAATAGTTCCATCGTTATCAACAATGTAATACTGTTCATTTATTTGTGGTTTCTTTACCTTTACATCCTGTTTCTTTTCTGGTTCTTTCCCATTCATCTTCTCAACAAGTCTGTAAAACTCTTTTTCTTCTGCTTCTGTTAGATTTTTAATTCCCATATTTAATCCTCCTTATTTGTTAAATAATCTTCTATGGCTTGATCTAAAAATCTACTACTGATAAACCAACAATCAATGTATGTTGTTTTATTTTGTTTGTTATATATCAATAGACTTTTGTTTTTAACATTTTTCAATGTTATTCTCATCATGAGTGTATCTGTATTATTGCTTAACTCATCAACTCCTAAAACCGTGTTTTGTGTAAGTTGATTTAGCTGACTTGTAATACGCTGTAAACACGTTTCTTTACAAATTACTTTGTTCCACGTTGGTTTCAAGCATCTGATCGTTGTCTGCATATCATTTCTCTCGTCAGTATTTGTCAAAATAAAGCAATCATCTAATTCTTTTATTTCTTCTCCGCTTATAATTGCTTTCGTTTCTATATTATAAATTTGCATTTCTTACTCCTTTACTGTCCATTCTCTCCCCTGCCGTTAATAGCAGGGGAAATCATGACTTATACAACAAATAATTAAAGAGTTTTGTTGCTTATGCGTTGCGAGGATTCTTATTTAATTGTTCGTGTGGTATATAAAAATCCTGCTGTGCAACAAGCCTTTTCTGGCTTGAGTCTCTGCCTAATAAAGATGAAAAATGGAAGAATCTGAAAATACAAAAAAACATTATTTACAGTTACTTAGGCAGAGAATCAAACCAGAAAAGATGCTATTTAGTTACTAAACTTCTGTAAATTCTCCATCAATTAATTTGTACATCGTGTCTTCTTTGATTCTTTCTCCGTCCACATACTCTGTCTTTACACACTTAGGAACATATCTATCTTTCTCATAGCTATATTTCCATTCCGCAAGAGTAATCCAACTTCCTTTTTTAGCACTTACGCAACTATCATCCCCTGCACAACAAATAATGCTGTCGTATCCTGTGCTTTTAATCTTTGCGGAGTTTCCAGAGCTACCAATCTGTGCGGAGTTCCCAGAGCTACCAATCTGTGCGTAGTCCCCAGAGCTACCAATCTTTGCGGAGTTCCCAGAGCTACCAATCTGTGCGTAGTATCCAGAGCTACCAATCTTTGCGGAGTATCCAGAGCTACCAATCTTTGCGGAGTATCCAGAGCTACCAATCTGTGCGTAGTCCCCAGAGCTACCAATCTGTGCGTAGTCCCCAGAGCTACCAATCTTTGCGGAGTTCCCAGAGTCTGGTTTCTCTGTCTGTGTTTTCTCAATCACAAAATCAACGCAAGTTTTAACAAATCCTGCGAAAGAAAACTTCGCTCCAACCTTAAGCTTTGTTGTACAATATTTAATATCATCGTCTGTTTTTACCTCTGCATCGTCTGGTGTTTCTACTCTTGCAAAATCCGAAAATTCTCCATTCTCGTCTACCAGATCATAAAAATTAAGCACATCGAACGGATTCTTACAGAAGTGCATACCTCTGTGACATGAAACTGCTCTTTCTTCCTCAAAAGTTTCATTCTCTTTGTACTGCTTTCCTTTACAAATTAATCCTTTATTAAATGCTTTATAACCTTTCATTTCTTTAATCTCCTTTTCTTATTTCCAGTAGACCGCACTGGATGTAACATGAACGCCTCTAGGTTTCCTTTTTTTACGTTGCTGTTCTGCTTCAATTTCTTTTCTTACTTCATCCCCGAATTTTTCTGTCCAAAATGTAATCAAATACTCTGGAATCTTAAACATTTGTGAGCAAGATTTTGACGTATTGTTTTTTGTCAGTCTTGTCTTTACTACCATTTTTATGTATTCACGAGAATATGGGGCATTTTCTTCTTTGTTTTCATCTAAGTTCTGTTTTTTCCATTTAAAGAGGGTGGATGAATCAATGCCGTATTCTTTCGCAACGCTCTTTACCTCATGTCTTGCGTTACTTTCTGCAACAACTTTTCTTTTAAATTCTGTTGTGAATTTCTTATATCCCATATCACACCTCTTGCATCGTTAGTTGTGTATTGATTTCTTTTTGTGAAAGAAATTTGTTTATAAAGTACTGTTGCCCTTTGCCTGTTACTTTTGTTGTCTTTCTAATTTTTACTGTTCCGTCTGGATTTGTGATAGTTCTTTCTTCAATTTCAAAAAGTCCCATTTCCATACTTCTTTGCGTTGGCATATTCCAACTTGGTCCTCTTCTCGAAATCAAATATCCATTGTATCTAAGTTTCTGGAATAATCTGTTTTGACCTATATCAAATCCTCTCTGTTTAAGAATCTTTGCTAAGTCTCCGACCAGAATTGAATCTTTACTTGCTGTTACAGCATCGGAAAAAATTTCTTTCGGCTTCATTCTTTCGTTATCTTCAATCAATGCTGTATTTTTATTCTCAAGCTCTTCAATTGTCTTGTTAGCTTCCAGGACAGCCAGAGCTAATAGTTCTTTTCCTTGCGGTATATGATCTGCAATCAACTGCTCCATGTCATGAAATCGTTCAATGTATCTTGCTGTAAACTCGGTTCCTTTAATTCCTGTGAGTTTATGAGCGATAAATTCACAGCCTTTCTTTGTGATCTGGTAACAAGGTCTAGTTTGATTATTGGCATCCTTGTAAACTGAATCGTAAAAGAAATCGCCCGGCTGAAAATTCAGCTCGGCTAATTCATACACATAACCTCGTATATCTGCTAATAAATTTTTATGTTTCTTACCTGTCATATCTGCTACTTCTAAACTACTAATTGTCTGTTCAATCTGTTTCATTATGTATTCCCTCCAAACTGCTTTTCTAATAGCTGTTGCTCTAAATTATCAAAGTCATAGTCTCTCTCGCACTCTAAGACACTTGCAGGATTCCGCTGTGGCTTCGGTTCTGGTGGTTTCTCGTAGTTCTCGTCAAGGTAATCCACGTAACCGCTGTTAAAAAATGTCGAGCCGTTCTGTGGTTTTCTCCAACTACTGTCCTTAGATAAATCATCCAGATACCTTTTCAAAGCTCTTTCTATTTTTTCTTCTCCTATCTCATACAGAGTCTTTTTCTTTGTGTCGGATACCTGCCCTTTACCACGTTTATTCGGGTACTGTTTCCAGAGTCTTTCAAAACATTCATTGATTGCTTTTTTGTTCGACTTTTCGCAATTTTCTTTTGATTTCTCGCAATTTTTCTTTGCGTTTTTGTCTGTTTGTTCCATTTTTCGTTCCACTGGTTGTTCCATTTTTGTTCCATTTTCAACCACCGTGTTTTCCTCGGTAGTTGTTTCTGCAACTTGTCCACAATCTATGTACTTCTGATACTCATTTACTGTGTATATCGTGTATTTATTTGTGCTTTTTGTGGATATGTACCCTGTGTCCTTTAGCTTCTTAAGAGCAGTTCTGACTTGGTCTACTGTTAGCCCTGTTTCTGCGGATATTCTTGCACGACTTGAAACAAATTGTCCTGCCTTTATCTCTTTTCCACAGTACCGCTTGTCCTCTAAATTTGTATGCAGTAGGCAATGATAAAACAATCTAAATACATTTGTATTTTCATACCATTCCCAATTTGCATTTATGTTTATTTGCATCATTGCCCTCCTGCTTAATATTTGTCTCCGTCTTCGTAGATTGTTATCTCGATTCTTGGATTCTTTGCATCGACCTTTATCCAGTTAACGATACCCTCTACCTGTTTCTGACCATCGTTTGGAAACACTCCTGCTTCTACCAAGCTATCTAATATGTACTTAATAGCCGAAAAGACATTGTCTGGATCACGTCTTTTATTCTTTTCATACCACTTAATTTCCAGAATCACTGGAAATTTTATCTGCTTTTTCTTTAGCCATTGTGGTATGTATGCCTTGCAAATTTTTTGATTGTTTTTTTTGCATCTGGCACCTTTGTAGGGATTGGTCCTGTTTGCATAAATAAAAGTGTTAAGTCCGTCAAGTCTTCCTTGGATTGTGTATGTTACAGCCATGATTTCCCAAACTCCTTTCTGAACTCTTCCCTGCTACCGATATTCTCTTCATAATATGTTTGAGCCATCGTCTTAAGCTTTGTATCTATGTCTCCATTTTTTCTGTTAAAATGTACACCGTTCGGATGAAAGTCTGGTCTTAGTGGTACGACAAATCCATATTTTTCACTTTTCTTCCTATTAGAACCACCGAAAATATGATGTCTTTCCACTATGTAAGAACCTGTGTAAATGCAACAGTCCATATTTTCTGTAAATACACTAGTTAGCTTTTTCAAGTTTTACTCTCCACCTTTCTTCCATTTCTTTTATCTCCTGCGGTGTTGCTGTCTCAATTCCAAGCTCTTTTGCTTCTGCAACAGTTCCTTTTATCAGTTCAGACATTTCCTTTGTGTCGTAGGTATGGCTCCCACGCATTACCAGATTGATTCTGAACAACTTACCTGCCTTATTGGTAGTTGTACTGGCTGTCGGTTGTAGGTGGCAAAATTCAAGGTCGTACACTTCTATATCGTTATCCAACGGAAGTGATACAAGAGAACCATTTATAATCTCATGCTGTCCGTACTCTGCTATGAGTTTGTTCTTTATATATACCTTGCTGTTATCCGTTACTTCTGCAATCTTCCCAACCAGTACATGAAAGTATGCATTGGCATCTAAACTCCTGCCCTCACGGTACTGAACAACCTTAAGCCGACATTCTTTGTCTTTTAGTCGGTCATATTCCCCTCGTATGTCTTTTTCACACACAAGGGAAATAACCTGCTTACCACTTTCAAAATCAATTGAGATGTCATGAATTTTAGCTTTCGTTTCCATCAACTGCCCACAGCTTTCTTACACTCTCTTTGTCTTTATTGGCTACAATGTACTTGTACTGCCCCTCTGTAATATCTTTGATAGATTCATGTTTGTAAGATTTCAAAATCTTATTGATGTCAAACTTTTCATCTTCGCACAAATCCAATAATGTTTTCTGTTTTACAAGAGAAATCTTCATCTGATCAAGTTTTTCTTTATTCTTTTCCTGTTCCTTCTTATTAGCTCTTGCAGTACGTTCTTTCTGGTTTTCGTCTGTGTCTGCATCTTTTGTATCATCTAATAAGAAGATTCCATTTAAGGCATACTTACGTGCATAAGATGATGCTGTTCCTGTTATCTGTGAATCGTCCATACCTTTTTTATTGAGTGCTTCTCTTGCTGATGCCGTAGCCATAACACTTTCGCCTGTCTCAATATCAAAAATAGATACTGTAGCTTTTACATACACACGATCATTTACCGCTTGCACATCATCAGATATGTACATAGATAATTTGTTTTCTGCCAATAATGGTTTCACGGCTTCTAAGATTCCCTCTGCGTTTCTGTATTTGTAATTACCAAATGAATTAAACAGATTCTTAGGTGCTTTCAATGTTGTCTGAATCTTCATCATTTTTTCATGTATCTTCATATTCTTATCTCCTATCTGATTCTTAAACTTTCTGTCTGTACCAGTCTCATATTTTCGTTCGCTTCAATAACTCCTGCTTTCAAGTCCTTAAGAAGTTGTTTCTTGTCAACTTTGTCTGGCTGTGGAATTAAATATTTTTTTGGTAATAATTCCTCAACCTCTACTTTTACGCTTGGTGCGTTCTTCTGGATGTTAAAGCTAAACAGCTTTGTTTTAAATTTCTTCTTATCTACTTCTAACATCATTGTTTCAAGGTACTTTTTCAGATTATCTGCACTGTTTCTCAATGCCTTTTCTCTGTCTGCTAATCTGTCTTTCTCTGCTTTTACCGCATCCGCATCAGCAATCAGCGTTCTAATCATCTTTGCTGTAGAATCAGCCTTTTCCTCAAACTCAAATTCGATTCCATCTATAGTGTCTTTAATATCATCAAGGGATAACCCTTGCTCATCTGCCATTAAAAGCAGTTCGTTAAATTCGTTTTTGATCTCATATAATTTAGCCATGTTTTACCTCTCATTCTTCAATACATTCTTTAATATTTCCCTGTTCATCGACCTCTTTCATACTGCATACATCGTTAAAATATGCTTCTTTAAGGCTTACATTTTCATCAGTGTTTCCCATCAGTGCATCCCATGCATAGTCGATAAACCACTGTCTATCTTCTTCATTTCCTTTAATCCTCTTCTTGATATAATCATCTGCATCTTCCATAGGGATTACTGTTCCGTATTCATTTGTGTATCCTGTGATAATCATGACTACTCACACCCTTTTGCTTCTTTAAGAATCTCTTCTACGTCAAATTCTTCAATATCTTTTTCTCTGTGGTTCTTTTCGATAATGTCGTATAACACCGCCAAGCTTCCCAAGCACATCATACTTTCAAGAATCACGATAGGGTCTTTGTTTTGTTCAATATTGTAATCTAAGATGTCCGTTGCTAATTCAAACAATTCTTTTTTGTCATACAGCCATTCTTCTTGTTTATCAAACAACTCTTTTACTACTTCTTCATAGAATCTAGAGAGTGTTCTTATAATTTCTCTATCACCGATTACCTTCTCTTTTTCTGTTAACTCTGGCATTCTACTGTTTTTAACGGCATCAACCATAACTTCTTTCACGCTGTCTTTAAATTCCTTTTTTGCTATTAAAATCATTGTCACATTCTCCTTTTCCTGCTATACTGTTGTTATGCATTTTTTGTTAAGCACTTTAGACCTGCATGTCTGGGTGCTTTTTTTCATTTCCATCCATCACGCTCTTGTGCGATTAATGCCAGTCCTGCGGCTACGCAAGTACCCATAAACCAAAATGGCATTAAATCTAATCCGCAGACTAACAGTCCACACCCCATCATGAATGCTCCCATTTTCATTTAGAACCCTCCTCTCTGCATTGCTTGGTTCTCATTTGCTAGCTTTCTTACTCTCCATTTTTCAAACAACTCGGTGTCAAAGAAGATTGGAGAATTTTTCTTAGCACCTTTTTGTGCAAAGTCTTGTCCACGTTCCCGATAAGCTTCATCCAGAAACGACCTCGGGAACCCCATTTTCACAAGCTCTCCCATCTTCATAACTGGTTTCGGGTATTCCATGTTTACCTCACTTTCTCCGCTTCTTCCTGCGGTAGTATCCTCTTTTCTTCATTCCTGCCTGTCTGAACGCTACTTTCTTGTATTTGCCGTTCTTCTTAGCTTTAATTCTTTGTCCCATTCTCTAAGTCTCCATCAATATCGGTGTGATAGTTGTTAACTCCGCTTCCGTCCTGCTGAACGTATTCATATGAGTTGAACACATATATCCACACTGTATTTGTCGTAACCAATGCAATGAATGTAATTAACCAGATTGCAAACCATCTTTTTGCTGTCCGTTTACTTTGCTCAATTACCTCTGTTGCAAAGTCTTCTTCTAAGTCTTTCCACTGCTTTGTTTTATCTTCCATTCCGCACCTCTTTCTTGCGGTGTTAAAAAAATTGTGTTATAATTTCCTTACCGCTAAGCTATGATTAGTGGTTACATTCGCCCTGTGTGGTAGTTCCAGTACCGCATGGGGCATTTTTATTTCTTTCGTGCTTCTCTTCTCTTTTTACTTCTGTAGTTGTCGATTAATACAGCTGTGATTTCAAGTGCAATTACTCCTACAGCTCCTACAAATATTCCTAATTGAAATGGTGGAATATACATTTCTGTACTCCTTTCTGTGTTATAATCTCCTTAGGAGGTATACTATGTCTAAAAATCCTTTACCGCATCTTGATAAACCAGATGAAGAAACCATTGATAAAATGAAATCTTCTGACTATTCCAAAAATCAAAAGGTTCAAGATGAAATTTTAAAATTTTTAGAAAATGATAAACAGCTTATCAAAGCAATTCGTAAAGAATGGTTATGGACTAAAGGTATGGTCCTTATCAATACTGCTTTAGCTTTTATTTCTGTTGTCATTGCTTTTATTTCGCTATTAGTAGATATACATAAATAGCAAGCATTACTATCATCAAAATCAATGTAGCAAGCTTTATGAAGAAGAGAGTTCTTAAAAACATTAAGTCTCTCTTTTTTTGTTTTCTCGTTCTGCCGTAATTTAGGTAGTAGAACAAATCATCAAAATTCATATACACCCTCTTTTCTGCTATCTAATTAGCAATCTCATAATTGCGAATACCAGTGCCGTCCAAGATATTACAAAAGATATTTTTGAAATCAACGGACACTCTGACCATGCTCTCATTTTTTTATGAGAATATCTTTTCTTCACTACTCACTCTCCTCTAAAAAATAATCTACTGTCACACCAAAGTAATCAGCTAATGCCTTTAACTTTTTGATGCCCGGTTTACTTCTTCCTGTTTTCCAATCCGTAAACGTAGACCTTACAATTCCTGTATCTTCTGACACTCTGTAATCTGTCAGATTCCTTTTGTCCCTTAACGCACAATATTTTTTATACATATTTACTCCTTTCCGAACGTTTCTATTGATTTTAGTTCGGAAATCAGTTATAATATGAAATGTAAAGAAAAATCATAACAAGAACTTACCAATGGCTGTTCTTTTTTCCGAACTTATGGTTATATTATAATTCGGATTCTAGAACTTGTCAATAGTTTTTGTACGGATTTTGGAACTTTTTTAAAAAGGCGGTGCTCTATGTACGAAATTTATCAAAAACTGCGTGACGAAAGAGGTCTGAAAGATTCTGATGTAGCAAGAGAAGCTAGCGTTTCTAAGTCAACTTTTTCTGATTGGAAAGTTGGTAGGAGTAAGCCGGGCATCAAAAAGTTACAGAAGATTGCCGATTTTTTCGGTGTAACAGTTGATTACCTCATGACAGGAAAGGAGGAGGATAAAAAAGAAAAAGATAACCGTGTAATAGACATCAAAGATGAACTAGAGAGAATGAGAGATTTACTTAAAAACAGGACTAGACACCCTATCTACTACGATGGGGAAAAACTTGACGATGAATCTCTTGATGCGATATTAGCCCAGTATGAAATGTCACTTATATATCTTGAACAGAAAAATAAGTGAAGAAAGGATATGGATGTATGAATCATAATCAAATTAAATCTATTGTATACAATTTGATTAAAAAATACGAAACCAGAAACCCCGTTAGGCTTGCAAAAGAATTAGACATAATCATCCAGATCGGGGACTTAAAAAAAATATCTGGTTGCTATTTAAAGATTCACGAAAGAGATTTTATTTACATAAACGAAAAATTATTAGAAAACGAAAAAAAGTATCACGAGGTCTTAGCTCATGAGTTAGGTCATGCGGTCCTGCACAAAGAAGATTTTTATTTCTTCTCATTTGGCAAGAACTGTTATGAGAACTCTATCGAACAAGAAGCACAGACATTTGCTTCGGAACTTTTGATACCCGATGAAGTGATACTTGATCACAAAGATTATACAAAAGAGCAACTTGCAATGCTGACAGGATACACCCCACAGCTAATTGCATTTAAACAGCTCTAAACTTTTTCTTTTTTTGTTTTATTTTTTTCTTTTT